ATTGGTGGCACCAGCTGAGATCAATTGATCTCCCTGAATACGTGACTGTAGACCAGAGAAAACCGTAGGGTCTGTCTCATTATCACCTTTCAAGAATTCTTTTGTCCAGCGTCCAGCTAAAGCTTTGACCTTCATAGCTTCATTTGCACCGCGTATGTCTGAGCCCATTGTATCAACAATAAACTTATCGACATCAAGATCACCGCCGGCGATAACAAGGGTTTCAGTCACAGGGTTAACAATACCAGTTGATTCTGTGTAAGAACCATTTACACCACGGAAACCGATACCCGGAAGAGTTTCTTCACGACTGTACTTCAAAGCATTACCCTGGATATTTGTAAATGGTAAAGCCTGAAGAATATCAGAGCTTTGTGCATACAGCTCAATAATAGCAGACAAGACCGTATCATTACGACCTTGTGCATGCTTAGCTGCTTCAACTAAAGTAACAGACATTATATGTCTCCTTTCCTTAAATTAAAAAAATTACCCCTCAGACCGAGCCATTTGCAGCTTAGCCATCGGGCTTAAATTCGCAATGTCAGCAGCACTAGCATTGCCATTGGAGCCCTGAGCCCCACCACCAGAGTTATCTTGAGCCGATACATAGAGTTTACCCAGGTCACCTTGTGACCATTCGCTAACGTATTCCGCTAAAGATTTATCTCCGACCATGGCAACAGGCGTGTCATCATCGGACGATATTTCAATGTTATTAGTCGTTTTAAGTAATGCAGTGACTGCAGGGATATGCTCCTTAGCAACATCAGCCTTAATCAAAGCATCATTTAAACCGTTATCAACAAGCAACTTCTTAATCTGCGTTTCAGACCCAGTTAGCCTACCTGTTAATTCCTCTACCTGCTTTTGGTGCTTCTTAGCTTGTTTCTCAAGGGCAGCTTCTACATCACTTGTCTTTTGCACCTTAGCAGCTTCTAATTCTTCGTTCTGCTCTTCTAAGTCAGTAATCTTAGATAAAGCACTATCTCTTTCTTCCTTGAACTTCTTATTCTTTCCTAGAAGTTCTTGATTCTTATTCTTTAAACCTTCTGTTTGTTCTGTGATTAAAGATTCAATATACGCCTTACCTTCATCACTTGTTTGCAAAAACTTCTTTATTTCTTCTAAATCCATGGGATTACTCCTTGAGTTAATTATCATATTTACGTTTCAGCTCTTGAAGCGTCAACGGGTTTCCTTGTTGATCTAGCAATTGAGTTAATTTTATTTTGCCATCTCTCCAAAGTTCTGCCTTTCCTTTCCCTAACACCTCATCTTGAAAAGTCGTACCTTTTCTTTCTAAGAAGTCAGTGATCGGTTGGTCAAATGACCTAGGTAGCTCTGACGCATCTAATAAATAAATACCTGAACGACATCGCCAGTGTAATGGTGGAATAGCAAAGGGAAAACTATGCCCTATAGGTTCTTTCGTTACACTATCCCATTTCTTTCTAGCCCTATTTATACATATAGTACTCGTTTTACTATCCAATATAGAATTTTGTATATAAACCCTACCAGAAGCAGCAAAGAACTCCATAGCTTCAAACCTAGCTCTATTCGCTACAGACTGCACACTTGTAACAACTAAAGCTTCTACATTCCTACGTGAAGTGTTCATAATACCGTTTGTAAAACCAAATACTTGCGTACCACGTACCCTTCTAACTAATTGATCGTTTGTATCTCCTAATATTATACCCTGTCTCATCTGATCTTCAAAACTTCTTTTTAATTGTTCTGATTGTCTTTTCCACCATTCTGCGGATGGGGCTCCCTCAATGAGGGCATCTCTATAGATGGTGTTGAGTTTCGCTGTCGAAATGGCTGTTGCAGAAATAGCGACTGCGAAAGCGTCTGACAATATTTGTGTTTGCCTTGAGGCTTCCAAACTTGCCAGTTGGATAAGCTGTTCGCGTAGTTCTTCTTCGATTTTCCTAAAGTCAGCATCAATAAGTGATCGTACTTCTCTGAGCAAATCCCTAAGCCGCGTAGCCTTGAACCTCGAAGCATTTTCGGGAGCAATTTCAGCAATCTTGATAGCAATTTCAGATTCGAGTCTTCGTAAATCACGTAAAACTCTCCGTCTGAGCCCTCCATCAACACGTAAGGTATTGAGTTGCTGCTCAAGAGTCTTGTCAAAAATTTCTTCATTCTTGTTGACCATTGTCCATCATCTGCCTAACTGATTGATCTAGGAGCTCTTTCTTGAAGACCAATTCTTTCATACCTTGTTTACTCCAAACTCTTCCGTAGCTACCATCTTTATACTTTGCTACAACCACTAAAGACTCAATATCACCGTCTTCTCTCAATAACTCCTTTAATAATCCGTTTGGAGTCCAATCCTTTGGATGTCTTATTATTGTCATTATTCATTTTCAATGTCTCCTATCGCTAAGCCTACAGGCCCGTCCGTCTCTATCTCTTGTCTTATATCTTCAACTGATTTTTCAGCATTCACAATTTCACCTTGTTGAAGATTCCGTATAAACTCAGCGAATGACATACCTCCTGATTGCCATATCTGTAATAACGCTACCATCGTAGACGCATCCATCGTACCCGGTACAAAATCTTTATTTATGCTATATTCAACGTCATTTGAGCTAACTCCTGACCATTCAACAAGGATAGATAAGGCATCGGTCATACCGCTAGAAATACTCTCAGCAACAGAACTCAATGCGGAATTTTCCCCTTGTCGTTTAATATTGTGAGTCTCCGCAGCTTCAACCGCAGCTTTCTCTTCAACTAGGAGCCTTGCACCTAAGGTTGCCATTTGTCGCTCTTTGCTAACAAGTCTACTTTCTAAAGCACCTAACCCTTGGCCTGTAAATTCTAAGTACTTTACGTCCGTTTCTTCATTAGGAAGAACCCAAGCAGTTGTAGAGCCAATACTAAACGTTTCATCTTCACCTAGATTGTGCCCAGTTATGATAGGGGTAGGCAATCCAGTGAAGTGAGCGCCATGCTCTAAATCTGCCATTGTCTTATAGTGTGACAGATTAACGTTAACTAAATCTAAAATTGGTGGCTTAATTACAGAAAAATCAGCATCTTTTCCTGAAATAATGATAAAAGGTATGTAATTAAAAGCATTTCCGCGTACTCTCGGTACGATCTCACTCTCTAAGGTGAAGTTAGCATTCCGGTCTTTTACAAACACCCTTTGCCTATAAACACCTTCAACTAGATCAAGGACGCGGTACTTTTCTACTGTTTGCCATGTAAATTCATCTTCACCTTGTACTGAGTGATATTCTCGCAATACAACAAGATTCAGAACCTTTACACCATTTAATGTAGTCTGATTCCAGTTGATGATATCTTCTGCTCTATATGACGTTAAAAACGGCCTTAAACCGTTTCTTTCAGCATCTGCAATTGTCCTCACATCCTCAGTCTTAACGGAATGTTCAACTAAAACACCTACACGACCAACAACTAACACTTCATCTGCAAGGTTCTCGGTGAATGTCTGCAGAGAATTACCTTGCATATCAATGTTATCTAACCAAGGTTCCAGTGGTGTTGGTATAACAACATTAGCAGACTTTCTAAACAATAAACCGCTCATAGCATCAACTGTACGCTGTGAAGCATTATAAAATAGCGCTCTATCGCGATAAGAGACGTACTCAGTAGTAGATTGCCCACTAAGCTTAGGTAAGTACTCAACTGAACCTTTATGGATAGCCTCTTGCCCTTCTACGGCGTCACGGCACTTCTTCCATATCTTCTGGTTATCAACATACTGCTTATTCTTTGTATCAACTGGCATTATAACCCCAATATCTTAACTTTCTTAGAACTACTAGAAGAAATTGGAAACAACATGTGTACCTTATACCCATAACCATCCGGCAGATGGTCCAATCCTAAACTTTTATCCGGTTGTGACGTACCGTCTTTATATGTCAAACCTTCAAACCCTTTTATCAATTCCACACATCTAGGATGTATAAAAGCTCTTCTTTGTTGCTTATAATTACACATCAATGCGTTTACTTCATTTATTCTATCCACAACAGGCGGTGCTTTAGACGGGGCTACAACATCAAATCCAAATTCACGTAAGATTGAAAAGTCAGTCCTACCCACCGTTGCTGATGTCTTTCTCGCTTTACCTGCTGGATCCGGATAGACAATAATCTTCCTATCCGGATACCTGTTCTTTATTTCCATTGCCATTTCTTCCGTATTCGAATTCATCAACGATATCTCGTCAAATGTATGCAACTGGTCACCACATTTACTAGATAGCGTTGCTGTCATCGGGGCAACGTTGAAATCCATTCCTATATATATTTCAGTACCTAAATCTTCTACATCACTGTCTACATTATACTCTCTATCGAACGATAAGTAAACTCGGTTAGCTAATGTCTCAAATGAAGCAAGGAATTCTTGCTTAAATTGTTTATCAGACATCTTAAGTTTTGCAGCTTCTAATTCCTCTTCTGGCACATTGCCGCCTTGGGCAGTCGTAAAGCTAAATGCTTTCCAGTTGTCTGTATGTTTAGCGTCGGAATAAAGGTCGTAGAACCAGTTATAACCTTTAGGCGTTCCGATAAATAACGCATTACCTTGCTTATCTGTTAAAGCAGGGTAGATGACTTCTGACCAAGTTTTCTGTGATATATCTGCTGCTTCATCAAACACAACAAAGTTAAGACCACTACCACGTAGCGAATCAGGATTATCAGCACCTTTTAATGTAATCTTAGAGTTATAACCCTTTAACACGATAGAAAGCTCGCTTTCATTCTTAGAAGCGATCATATCAGCCGGAAGAGCGTTTTTTAGATCATCCCATACTAGTTCTTTAGCTAGTCGATAAGTGGGAGCTATATACCAGATAATTTGATTCAGACCTGAACGTGCAGCATAAAGGCACTCATTGACACCTAGCACAGTCTTTCCAAAGCGACGACCTGCGACAACAACCCTAAAGCGTTTATCACAGTAAAATATTTCTTTCTGAGGTCTAGTTAAACCTCTAGCTACGTCCTCAGAAAACTTCGCATCAAAGGTCTGAGAAATCATCATCGCTATTTCTCATATATGACCTAGTTGGTACAAAAGGAGGAACGTACTCGACTTCCCCTGAATACTCTATCGCAGTAGGTTGCTTTTGATACATGTACGGCAATAACCTAACCGCTGCATTTATGCGTTGAGCAACGCTAACGTCCTCATTCCACATAGTTTTAAGCAAGAACTCAATAGGGGTATCCCTTCCAGAATCTTCTATTTGCTCGAGGTAAAAACGTCCATCAGATCGCTTTACAAGTTTTCCCATGACCTAACCACCGGGATTTGATTGTTGGACGATGTGAAAGCAAATGGCCAATTCACAAACACATCAATCCGATCACCCCAAGTTTACCATGGTTGCTAAAGGGGAGTCAAGCCCTGAAACATAAAAACCTATATTATATATTTTTAATTCTTAACCTGAAAACAGGTCGTTATAGTAAAAAGTAGTAGTAAAGATAGAAGTAACATCAAAAGTACTAACTACGACTACAATTCTATACTACCCTTATACATTTTTTTTTTTCTCATTTTCTCACTAAATTATTATTCTGGTGTAAAAAGTTAGAGTTATAAGCAGTAGCATACTAAATAGATATTATAATATACTACATTATCTATTATCTATATTCATATTATGTTATTAATATATAAGTATAATAACTTAACAAACTACCGATAAAAAAGTTAAGAAACGTACGTAAAAAGCCGTTATAGTAACTCTTAGTATAATTTTGTTAAAGTTTTTACGCTTTTTTGAACATTTACTATAACTATTTTACTACAACAACGTCATTCTTCAATTAGAAATCTACTTTTTTAGTTGACTAAAACACAAATCACATGGTATTTTTAGAGTATTCAAACCACTTAACTATAAAAATCGGAGAAAAAATTATGCATATTCATGCACAACAATACCTTTCACTTAGAAAAAATCTCACTCCTTTGAAGGGTAAAGTGCCAATTAAAAGCAATTGGACATCACTTTGTCTTAATTTAGATGTATTAAATAGACACGATGGTAACTTTGGATGGGTATTAGGGGTTGACGATCTGGTGATTGACGTTGACCCACGCAATGGAGGCGCTAAGTCATATTTCCAATTACTTGAGCATCTGCAGCAATATAACCCATCGCTTGAACTTAACCCCACCGTACATACCCCATCTGGAGGTTTCCACGTCTATTTAAGTATACCCTCGCGCCATCTAGGGAGAGGATGGAATAAAACAATCAAGGAATATCCGGGTATTGATTTTCTGACAAAGGGGTCACAATGTGTTATTGCAGGTTCAACCACTCCTGAAGGTAAGTATACGATAGATGACGATCTATCAGGGCAGTTACGTATAGATACGGCCCCCACCGCACTCCTGGAGTTAATAGCTAAGGATACGTTGCGCCCAAATACCAGAAATGCCTCTTACGGGGACTTCACTGGTTTAATATCAGGCAGTGGGTCCAATGTTAATATTAAAGATATACATCTAATGCTTGAAGCTATTGACCCATCAATAGGATATGAGGACTGGGTTAAGGTGGGTATGGCCCTACATGACTGGTCACCTCAAGAGGGTTTAGCCTTGTGGGATTCATGGTCTAAGGGATCTTCTAATTATAGAGAAGGGGAGTGTAAATCTAAGTGGAAGAGCTTTCATGCAGATAGTGGCGTCACCATTGGGACGTTGAAGTATTTATCAGATCAGGCGAAGAAGGATATTGTAAGGAGTAAGATTGATAGATTTAAGAAGGAGATAGACGACGCAACGATTGACCAGTTGAATGAAGAGATTATACCTGCTATAGGGTGCGTCAAACTGGAGGACATGGACTTAGATATCTTAAGTTCATATATACATAAGAGATTCTTAAAACTTGGGGTTACAATACGCCTTGGAGTAATAAGGAAAAGTATTCTTGAGAGTGAGGCCCCTGTAGGTAAGAGTATTCCAGAAGAGGCTCCTGAATGGATTAAAGAATGGGTGTATATTGTAGATCAAGACCGTTTTGCGGATATAAAGAATAAGACGTTATATAAGAAGGATGGGTTTAACCTCACAGTAGGTAAGCATATACCTGCATCTAAGAGCGGCTCTAAACCATCAGCACATAAGTACGTGTGTGATACTGGGTACTTAAGGCAAGTAGATTCCACGTCCTACTTACCCTTCTATGATGAGGCTATATGTCACATAGCAGGTAAGTCTTATTATAATACGTTTGACTCTAGCACAGTTCCAGAAGCTAGTCCTATTGTCTCTGCTGAGGCTCGTGTGGCTATTGAGGCGATAAAGTTACACATCCAACTAATTATTGGAGATGAGGTAGCAGCAGAGATATTTACCCAGTGGTTAGCACATCAAGTGCAATACCCAGGTAAACTAGTATTATGGGCCCCATTGATACAATCAGCTCAAGGTTTGGGTAAGTCATTCTTCTCATCTCTCCTATGTTCGGTGTTAGGTAATTCTAATGTTGGTGTTGTTGGTTCCAAGGAGATCAATAGCGGATATACGGGATGGGCTACCGATCGTATGGTGAATGTCATTGAAGAGATGAAGATCACAGGTAAGAATCGGTATGAAGCAGCAAACGCAATCAAGCCTTTTATCACTAATGAATGGATTACGGTACACCCTAAGCATGTGAATATGTATAACGCATATAATACGACTAACTACATCTGTCTTACTAACTATAAGGACGCTATACCACTGGAAAGAGGTGATCGTAGATGGTTTGTGATCTTTAGCCCTATAGATAGCATAGAAGAGTTAGAGCAGTTATCAGGAATACCAAGAGCTAAGTATTTCCAAGAATTATTTGATTCTCTTGATCTGTTCGGCCCTGAGATAAGACAATGGTTACTGGACTATCCTATTTCTGATGACTTTAAGGATATAAAGCAAGCTCCTGTTACGGAATCTAAGGAAGCAATGATCTGCACAGAAGAGGCGAATATAGAAGGATTATCGGAACTAAGAACGTTAATTGAACAAGGAGGACCAACATGGAATGAGAACGTTGTATGCTCATCTGATCTATTTAATCAATTTATGTTCGACTACCCCGAGGTGGTTGTATCTAATCAATCTAAAGGTGTATTACTTAAGCGGTTAGGGTTCACTAAATTTAAATACCCGATAAAGTTTGAAGGTAGAAGTATTATAGCTTGGACTAAGAAAGTTATGTCAAGTAGGGCTATAGTTAGGTCGTTTAAGGTTGTGGATGACGACTTAGATAATCTATAGGAACTAAAAAATAAGGCCCTTATCACTAAGGGCCTTATTTCATTCAACCACACTATACGGAGTGTTAAGATAATTATATTAAAGTGTATATAATTGGTCAAGTTCTTGTTTTATCTTAAATATATAATCTGATGCAGCCATTAAAGTAGACATAGTGTAATTGCCTTCTTTCCCTGATTTTAGCTTTAACACAGTTGCATAGCTTAAATGTGTCTCTTTCATAACAGCAGAAGGGCTATGGTTTCTAATGCCCTTAGAAATCTCTTCTACCGTCAACAATCTTCCGGTGTTCATTGTCTTATAATCTCCTAATTAAGTTACGTTTACAACTAGTATAACATAACTATAAGAATATACAAAATAGAAAATAAAATATAAGAAAAGTACTTTACAGGTATGATTATTTACGATAAGATGGGGATGTGCACATGAGTTGCACATGAAGACCTCAGGGAGAGTTAGAATTGCCCCAAATGTTTTAACTCTCTCACTAAACGATAAGAAGGAGTAATGAGAAATGTCATTAGAAAATAAAATCACAGACTTAACACAAGCTATCCACACATTGACAATCACGCTTGAGAATCATATGGCGGCAATGTCAGATATTCCAGTGGCGGTAAGTGAACCTGAGTTTGTCAAAGAGACTATAGAAATTGAGCCAGGAAATACTGTCATTGATGTTGTGCATAGTGTT